AAACGACTCAGTACGAAAGTAAGCTGAGGGACGCGACACAGAGCCTACGCGACATGCTGAGGGTCGTCAATACGGCTAATGGAGATTTTGGCTCGTTGTCGGAACAGCAACGGAAAGCTGCAGCATCTTTTGGCTCGATTGCCACGGGAGCAAAAGATGCAAAAGGTAAAGTGCGTGAACTTGTCACGGCATATAATGATGTAGCACGTCAGTACAACATTATGTCGAAGAAGATGCAGGAAAGCGACACGGGTCGCGCCATTGCCGGACAGATGGAAGTCCTGAAGAAACGCATCAGTGAGGCGAAGAAGGAAATGGTGGAAATGGCGCAAGCCAGCAACCAGGTACAGAAGTCACAAGTCAATATGGAAGGCATCCTCGGCGAAGTCGGCTCACAACTGGGTATCAACAACAACATTCTCAGTATGCTCACAACAGGGTCAATGGGTTATGTTGCAGCTGCTGGAGCAGTAACGGCAGCTGTCGTCGCTGCTACTAAGGCATGGACGGATTATAATAGTGAGTTAGTCAAGCAGAATCAAATAACCAGCGTTACACTTGGAATTGATCCACAGAATATCGAAGCAGTAACGGTTAACGTGCGTGCATTATCTGATACTTTTGGTGTCGATTTTCGCGATACCATTAATGCAATGAATACACTGATGACGCAATTCGGTGTAACATCAGACGAAGCATTTGGCTTAGTGGCAGATGGATTTCAAGGCATGATTCAAGGTGATGGCCCGAAGCTGTTGAGTATGATTCAGCAGTATGCTCCGAGTTTCAGGGATGCTGGTATATCGGCATCTCAGCTGGTTGCCATCATCCACAACTCGGAAGGCGGAATCTTCACCGACCAGAACATGAATGCCATTGTTATGGGTATTCGGAATATTCGACTGATGACCACATCGACAAGCGAAGCCCTCAAAGGTCTTGGTATCAACGGGGAAGAAATGTCGAAAAAACTCAATGACGGGTCAATGTCAATATTCGAAGCATTGAAGCAAGTCAGTCACGCAATCCAACAAGCAGGAGGTAGCAGCCAAGAAGCCGGTGTTGTAATGCAACAGGTATTCGGACGTCAGGGGACAATGGCAGGAACTAATCTCGGCAAGGCGATTGAGACTCTGAACACCAATCTCGAAGAAACGAAGACGCAAACTGGAGAAGTTGGGCAGCGAATGCGCGACCTTCTTGAAACAAGCACAAGGTTAGAGCAGGCAAAGGAAAGACTCTTCGCAACTGACCAATTTGACGAGTTATCGAAGAAAACAGAAACGTATGCGAACGATACTTTGTCGGGATTATTAGAAGTAATACGCGAAAGTATAGAGGGATGGCGTATGCTTTATGATGTTGCGAAAAAATTCGTGGACACATCCGACGTAGCTAAATTGTGGGTTGCCAACTTAGAAGCGATTGGTAACGCGGCAGTTAATATACTGGTACCAATATCTGGAGTTGTCAAACTTCTACATGAGTTAGGTGCTTCCGGTACTGATACTAACGGAAAACCATTGGGCGGAAACGTTCAAAATGTTGGTCATACAGGGAATGAACAAGTAATAGCCCCGATACGTCCAATTAGGAGTGCTACGAGGTCAATTGGTAGAACAGGAACATCCGGCGGAAGAATCAGCTCCACCCCAGACCCTGTTGCCGGCTCTATCGACTACCAGACGAAGAAGGTGCAGGAATTGCAAAAGGCTTGGCGTGCCGCTGCTGACGACGATAGCCGTCAGCGCATTAAGGCACAGATAGACGAGGCACAGCATGCGCTCGACATCATGACCGGCAAGGTGGTCGAATTGCCCGTCAAGAAAATAACTGCTCAGGAAGCAGTCGGCAATTCCGCCAGTGTCCAGGATAAAGGGTTCTTAGACATCACACCGACTAAGATTGTATCACCTCTTCAAGCATACGAGGCAGAGCTGGAACGACTGAAAGAACTACAAGAAGGAGCATGGACAACCGAACAATTCCAGGCTTACGGCACCGCCATCGACGAGGTGCAAGAAAAGATTGACGCACTGAAAGGCATCAAGGATGTCGGCAAAGACTGGAAGAGTGCAGCATCCGCCATCGCACAAGTTGGTTCTGCGCTGTCTTCCATCCAAGACCCAGCAGCCAAGGTTCTGGGCATCATAGCACAAGCCATCGCCAGCGTCGCACTGGGATTCGCACAAGCAACCACCAAGGAGGCCCCCGGAGGTGTCTGGAAATGGATAGCTGCTGTCGCTGCAGGTCTCGGCACAATGATAAGCACCATTGCTGCAATACACTCTGCAACAGGTTATGCGCAAGGCGGACTGGTGGACGGCAGAGGCGGTGGGTTCGTTCCAGGAAATCAGTTCAGTGGTGACAATGTAGGCAATGTCAGACTGGATTCAGGCGAGTTAGTGCTTAACAGAGCAATGCAATCGTCGCTGGCATCACAGCTTCAAGACAACGCAGACAACAGCCAGCACATCGTCGGGATTCTACATGGCACCGACATCTGGCTCTCAGTTAATCGCACGACAAAACGACAAGGACTCGGAGAAATAGTAACGTGGTAAGATTATGAAAACAGGTAACAACGTATTCATCAGCATTGACGGCGAGACGGCCATGGCTGCCACTCGCACGAACTCTATACGAGTGGGATGCAGGAAGATTGAGGTTGCATCCATGGATCAGCAAGACTGGGAAGAGGTAATGCCGGGACGTAAGACTTGGCAAATGACAGTGACGTTCCTTGTTACGGCCGTCAAGCCTGACGACCCAAGGAATCCACTCAATGTTGGTCAGTTCTACACGCTGATATTCATGAGCAGGGGCAGCACAACGGATAGAATCTCCGGCACTGCCCTCTGTACTCAGTGTGAAATAACCGCCAACCGTGGCAACCTCTGCACTGGAAGTATTACGTTCACAGGCAGCGGACCATTGACATAAGGCTCACCATGCCGACTGGTAAGGCTCGTCCCATTCATCGTCAAGCGTAATGGAGAACGTGCCGCTATTCGTGAATAGTGCTCCTGAATATTCCGTTGTTCGGTTCCGTTTGAACGGGACATCATGCAATACCACACGGCCAAGAATGTCACCATCGGCATTCTTGGCTTCTATTGTAACATCCGTCGTCCATTCATCGGCATCGCTCATTCCAAAGATAGACACAGACATGCCAGTCTTGCCTATATAGGAAGATGGTATATCAATAGCACGTGCCTCTGAGCGCGGATCACAAGCAGCACCCGTCGCATAATTGATGCCGTAATACCACGTTGTAGGCGTGATGACTATCTGTGTTGCACCGACAGGAACGGCATCGGTAATCGTCACTCTCATTCTGGTTGCGACACGTTGTAGCACAACCGATACAGTCTCGTTTCCACCTTCCGACACATCCATTGGCATTGTCGTCCAGAACGTGTCACTCGGCTTTGTCCACGTTATAGTATGCGACTCGTCATCTTCTACAGCACCAGTTCCACGGCTTGCAACAAACTGAAGATGATGAGAGCCATAGCCCAGCGTCATCTGCGGAGCGTCCCACGTTGACATAGACGGAGTGAGGTGCTGCGACTGGCTGTAATCACCGTCAACGGCATCATACATGTATAGGTCGGTCATTTCCGACCCATTGGCAGACAATCCACGGGTAGCGTTCGTCACGAAGTCGAACGTAATCGTTTTCGCAACTTGTGGCTCAGTAGCCACATCCTCAACATTGGCTGTGCATCCCATCAGGATGACGGCAGCACCTAATAATACAGATTTTTTCATAGCTTATTTTTATTAAGTTTATCGAACTCTCGCGTGTCCAAGCATTTTCGCCACCCTGTCAAAGTCCTCATGCACGCTCTCCGCCAGCACCTTCGCATATCTTTGCGTCTGCGTGATATTCGTATGCCCCAGCATCCGGCTGACGTTCTCAATCTTCGCCCCGTTCCTGAGCATATACGTGGCGAATGTATGCCGTGCCAGGTGCGAGTGCAGTGGCGTGGAGATACCCGCCATCGCCCCCAGGCTCTTCAAATGTCGGTTGTAATCAGCGTTACTTAATCGCGGAATCTTCCAGTCGTATCGTTCAAGCACTTTGACCGCCGGTGGCAGCAGCTGCGACACATACGGCACGCCAGTTTTGATCCTCTCGCCAATGTGCTGCCAGGCCTTTCCGTCCCACTTGTAGTCCGCGATGTCGAATGCCTGCATATCCGAGTAAGGCAGCCCCGTGTACATCTGGAACACAAACAAGTCCTTCACCACCTCAAGTACTGACCCATGCGGTACCAACAGTCTCTCAAACCGCTGCATCTCATCTTCCGTCAGATATTCCGTTGACAGTTTCTCGCCACGCTTGAACTGCCCCTTCAAACGGTCATACGGATTCAGGTCTATCTTTCCGACCTTGAATGCCCGATTGAGCAAGGCCTTCAGGCACTTGTGGTAGTTGTATATTCCCCCGTCACTCAGCCGCTCAGCCTTCTGTCCGCGACGCACAGCGGCATCACTCTGCGGCTTCGTAATTGTGTGCAGATAAGCGTCGAAGCCCATGATATTCTCAACCGTCACGTCTTGCCACCGCTTCATCCGTCCGAAGGCATCAAGCCGTGACAGCAGCGGGTCATAGTGCTTCCGTGTCCCATCCGACACGCCAAGCACAGGAACCTGTGCCTCCAGCCAGTCCATGAACACCGGCTCGTCCGACTGCTCCTCTACCGTCTGCCACACCTGCCGCCGTATCTCTTCTGTATTGATAGGTTCGCCAGCGTCCACGCATGCATTCACGAGCGCGAGTACCTTGTTATATATAATTCCAATCTTGCGGTTCAGTTCATCCTTCCCCGGACAGTCCACGAGTTGCCCCGCTACCAGTTCGCTCTTGTAACACTTCACGCCGGTGCCAAAATGATACGACTTCCGTGCCACCGTCACACGAATCTCCACCTGACCCTTGCCGCCATCGGCGACACGTCCACGATGGTCCCACACGATTGCACTTGTCACTTTTGATATATTCATAGTCTATTTTTTTATTTTTTTAGGTTTGCGCTCATGGACATTTCTGTCATCAGCGGTATAAAACCGTTTCCCCACTTTCTGAAAATGTTTCCCCACCCGTTTTCCATGTGGGGTAACAATGGGGAAACAATCCGTCATTTTTGCCCTGATTTGCGCCGATTTTGCAATTCTTCATAGTCTCCAGATTTAAGCGTTAATCCCTTTATTTACGGCGGATGTAGCGATTTTCGGCATAACCCCGCCACGTCTAAAGGTGATCCGCTTGGGGTTATGTGTGGTTTGGTGTAAATGGTTGTATTTAAATAGGTTAACCGTGCTTCATGGTATTGTGTTGGGGAAACATTGGCGAGTTTCTCCACGATGATTATCAAGGTTAATGCTATTATATATGTTATAATGTTCATACCTGTGCGCGAGGGGATTCTTTGTTTTCGGCAACACCGATGGTGAAGGGGTACTTCTTAAGGACATCTTCAATATTGATAGATGTCGGCATAGAACGGATTTCGGCAATGAATTTTTGTAGGCGGGCGATTTCGTCAGCCTGGGACTTAATTTTGTCGGCCTGAAGATCGATGATGGTCTGCTTGTCAGCAATCTGCTGATTCATGGAGGCGACCTGCTGAGCGTGCGAGGTTTCGATAGACTCGATGACTTTCGACATGAAGTAGGTCTGATCAGTAGCAGGAGGGAGATTGTTCTGCTGAGTCATTTGCTTTTCAAACTCATTAGTAGATACTTCCTCTTCAAGTGTCAAAAGGTCGCCCTCGCCAGTTAGCAGATAGTTGAGGTTAAACACGCCTTTGTATGCCTCACAGATATTCTTGAACAGACTATCAGTGAGATATTTTTCATCTCCATTCATTGCAGCCGACATACTTGTACGTCCATAATGGAGTGCTTCAGCAAATCCAGTCTTAGTGTGGATGCCGTAATATTTACGCAAATGTTCATAGACCTCAATCAGACGTTTTTGTCGCTCGTTCATACGCTTTTGTCTTAATTGTTGTTAAAATAATACACATTTTTAGGATAAATTTTTGTAATCCTACATTTTTGTCTTACATTTGCACCCAAAAGAAAGAAAGACTAACAATCGGGCACAAGAATAGCCGTCAGACGTTTTACACGTCTTTGCAAAGGTGATAGGTTGCAAATATACGGCTTTCTTCCCGATTTTAGTACAAAATTGTATTATAATTAAGAAAGTTTAAGTAATGGCACAAGAAAAGGTAACAAGACAAGAGTTGCGGGATATGCACATCGGACAGACGCGCATCTTCACGCTGACGGAGCCTAAGAAGGTGACTTCTGCCAAGGTTACGGCCAAGCAGTTGAAGGATGAGAAGGAGGGCGAGTGGCTGGTGAAACCTGACTACG